TGATAGCATCCGTCTCCGTCTCGACGATTGCTCGGATCTCTTCGCGGTCCTCGGCGTCAACACCGCCTGACACAAAGAACACCTTCCGATTCGTGCCTGCTACCTTTGCCACAATCATCTTGTGCAGCGGCTTGCCATGTTTCACAACATAGTTGTAAAGCACGAGAGTATTGCCCTTCAGATCCGCGGCTAAATTCGTGATGAAACGATTTCTGTTTTCATACGCGACAATGAAGTCAATCTCCTCCTTGTATTCAGCACGGCATACAATCTTGCGTATCTCGTCCGGGTATTTCAACACAAGACAGTTGATCTTCAACTTTGCGAGTGTGTCAGAGTCCATCAGCGCGCGGGTCGATGTAACACGATGGACAGGACCAAAGTTTCCAACCAGCACAAGCTTATTGCACTGGATGTTATCAATCGTTCCTGTCGTCCCGATGCGATACGACGCATTCACGAGATTCGACATAATCGAGTTCAGGGACTTCGCCTTGAACTGATGCGCTTCATCGCCGATCACCATTCCATACTTCGCGAACCAACCCTTCTCGAGTTTGATTGCTGACTGCCATGTAGTAACAACCACGCGTGACTTGAATGAGTGCTTCTCCTTACCTGAGTAGATTTCGTGAACCTCCGACTCCGCATTAAAGTCAGGATCGAATTGCGAATAGTCCGCGAAGTCCTTCTTCATTTGCGCGACCAACGACGTTGTTGGGACGACGATCAGGACAGAACTGTTGTCATCAACCGTGTCTAGGTACCAACGAAGTAACATGTAAATGATCAAAGACTTGCCCGATCCTGTTGGAGAAATCAGGAGCGACCGACCTTCGCGGATCGCTTGTTGGAATCCGTCGAATTGGTAATCGCGCAACTCAATCTTGTTGCCTCGTGTTGAGACAGGCACTGAATCCACATACTCCTTAAGTTCGTCAAGCGATGGCCTAACACAATCCGTGATTGCTTTATCATAAACCATTTCATATCCGCGGCTCTCGCAGAACGACGCGAGGTTTGGAGTCAACCCATACGGGAGTGTGTTATTACGACGGTTGAATAACCGAATCTTTCCATCCCATGTCTTGTTCCGATACGCAGGCGTAAACTTATACCCATCAGCCATGAACGTGAAATGTTCGGAGACCTCCATCAGGATCCCTTCATCCGAAGCTGAAACCTGCACCTGGGTTTCATCACGCTTATGTACAGTTACCCGCATACTTTAATTTATACACGTTATGAACCCGCTACAAATTTCTTCCATTCAATCACGTTCTTGATCGACTGGTGTCTCCACCGGATCGTCGCCATGATCTCATCAAGCGCTTCAACCATCGTCTTCTGATAGTCGATCTGCGCATTCGCTTTCATGAGATCTTTGTCGGTGTCATAGTACATATCCATGTCACCTTTCATAGGCTTAGCCATTCCGTTGAATGGGTCATACGGCCATCCATGTTTGTCCATCTCCTCCTTTGGCATCTTGCCGTTGAAGTAAAGCCACTTATCCTTTTTGAGGACAGCTAGTGCAGCCGTCTTTCTTTTCAACTGAAGTTTTGCGACAGAGTGCAACTCCAAATACTTCGAGTGAAGCGACGCGCATTTGATCGTGGTCAAGTCAAGATTCAACGCGTCGATGACTGAATCCTCTTCCCACATCTTTAAGATTTCATCAAGTACCATAGAATTGATTTATCAACAGAATCCATCGAGTGTTGAACCAGCATTCCCTTCAATCTTGAAGTAGTCGTATCGGAATGTTACGTCCATGAATGCGTACTCGATGTCCTGTGCTTGAGTGTTGAACTCAATAGAACCAAGGCTTGTAGGAAACGCGTTTGCGAACGTGAACGTCTTGTTTGCGTTGTTGTGCGATGACATTATGATCAATGAAAGGTCTGCAACCTTAATGCCTGCCAGGTTAGTGTGACCTTTCATCCAATTGAAAAGCTCGGTGTATGCAACAAAGTCCTCGTCTAGTGCAATCCTAACATTCAACGGTTCGAACTCCATCTTCTCGCCTGGGACGAACCCGGCTTGGTTCCTAAACGGCGACTGCGCTTCGTTGATCGAAACACCAGGAAGGTTCGCCGTAACCGCAAAGAACTCGACATTCGCAAAGTCTTGTGAGTTGATAACCAACTTGAAGCTGATGTTTGATAACAGATTTATGTTGGACGTGAGATTACTCATGATTCTATTTATTAAGACAAAAGAGGGGAGCCTCTTTCAAAGCTCCCCTCTCAGTGAATGGGTTATGCCAAGGCTTACGCAGTTGGAGCAACGCCTAGGTTAAGGACGTCGAACGTGCGGAAGTATGGGTTGGTTCCGTTGGTGCCTACGCCGTTCACACCTGGAGCAAGCGCGAATGGGTTAGCGGTCAAACCATAGCGGGTCTTGAACCCGATCTTTGGTTGGAATGTGTCAGGATCAACTGCACGAACCATGGTGAGTGGAACGTATGGGCAGTAGAACAGACCAGCGTCGTATGCGGTTGGGCCGCGGTAACCGACAGTGATGTAGTCAGCGGACGAGTAAGGGTCGATGAAGACCTTTAGGCGACCGTTGATAAGACCAGCAAACGTGTTGCCGGTGTCATCGACTTGGAGGTTTGCGGAGAGCGCAGGGGTGTAGTCAAGAACGCCAGCTGCAGCAAGTGCGGATGCAACGTTGCTTGAGCAGATAACGAAGTTACCCTTACCGCGGCGAGTTGCCTTAGCAATCGCGTTAGCTTCGAGTTCCAATTGGAACACGAGGGACTTGAACTTCTCAACAGCCCAGCGGCCGTCAGCGTCGGTGTCAAGGTCGAAGGTACCGAGAGGTCCAACAGCCGTACCGATGCCAGCACCGTCAAGGTCGCCGATGATACCACCCGTAACAGCCTTGACGTTAACAAGGTCGATCATTTCGCGGTTGATTTCACCGATGATTTCCGTGGTGAGGATGTTTGCAAGTTCAGCTTCTGCATCGAGGCCGTGAACAGCCTTGAGGTCTTGCGCGATTTCCATCGTGTATTCAGCCTTCAACGCACGCGTAGTTGCGGTGACGGTTGTCTTGTCGATGGTGAAGCCCATTTGACCGAAGCCACCGCCTGCAGCGGTACGACCGATCTGAACAACGTTGCCGGTGTTAGGGTCGGTGTAGTTACCGTTGGTGCCGTTGCCGGTCAATGCTTCACCTTGTGCAGTTGTTACTGGGCCGGTGAAAGCAGTGTCAGGCTTGTGGAACAACGCTTCAGCGGTATTCGCGCCTGCTGCGTTTTGGTATTGGCTGCGCATTGCGAAGATCAAGCCGGTTGGCATGGTCATTGGCTGAACACCTGCAACGTCATACGAGATGAGGTTAGGCATTGCGCGGCGGACAAGCGAGATAAGGACTGGGTCCCAGGTCTTGATTGCGCTGTTGCCGTCGCCGATCACGTTACCTTCTGCAAGGAACGAGTTCTGAGAACGTTCTTCGTTGAGTGCCTTCTGTTGGTTTTCGAGAAGGACAGCGGTGATTGCCTTGCGGCCGTTATCTTTGAACGCTGGTGCGTCTGGGGATTCCAGAACAGCAGCCCATTTGGTTTCGAGTAGCTCGGAATTAAACATATACTTGGTTTTCTATGGTGGGGTTGGGTTGGGTAGATTAGCGAGTGAAGGTGTTTGCCTTGTTAACTCTCGCCAGTGCGGATACATAAGATTGCATCGTTGGAGAAAGTTCTGCCGATTTTTCGGAGTCTTCAACAATGATCTCTTTGGTTTCGTAGGAAGATGCCGAAGCTTCTTCTTCGATGACCTTACCTTTGCGTTGGAAGTAGCATTCCTTGATGGTAGCGACCTTCTTGCGGAAGGTTTCTTCATCAACGAATTCAACGTCTTCAGCTAGTGCTTGCAAACGTGCTCCCTGAGTATCAGCGAGCGATTCGGCAGCTTCAGCCAGAATCTTTTCACGGACAAGTTTCTCAACCTGTTCCGCCAATTCAGCGGCTTGCTTGCCTGATGCACATAATGCTTCTTCAACAGAGACGAGCTTCGTTTCCAATTCGGATACGACGTCCTTCTTCGTTTCAGGAACTTCAATGTAATGTTCGACAAACACGTTCTTAAGGGCTGAGATAAAGCTCTCAGCAACTTCAGTACGTAGACCGGATTCAATCGCGATCTTGTTGTCCTCTACCCATGATTCAACTGCATATGTCAAATAGTTGTCAACCTTTTCTTCAAGGGACTCGCGGATAGCCGCGGTTTCCTCTGCGATCTTGTTGTCAAATTCTTCTTGGAGTCTGTCCTTCTCTTCGCGAACGCGCGTGTTAAGGGCGACTTCGAAAAGGGTTCCAGCCTTTTCTTTGAAATCTTCTGAGAGGCCATCAGCCTCTTCAACGATGGAGTTCATATCATCAATGAACGATTCCTTCTTG